CTATAGTGCCTTCACTTTAACACAAGGTACTGAATTATATGTTGGACAAGATTTACCATACTTTCCAATGAGCACAGATGTTGGATTAAAAATTGTTATTGAAAAAGAAAGTGGTAGAACCAACGAAGATTCAAATATCTTATTTGATATTTAAATTAGTCTAACGGGTCACCGTAAATGTCAGTTTTCACACGACATTTTTCTTTAATTAGATTTTCTAAAAATCCATAAATTTTAAGTCCGTTTTGTTCACAATATTTTTTAAGTATTGTGTGTGACTCTTCAGAAATCTTGATATTCTTTATTTTTTTAGGGGTTTTTTTCATAAGGCAGAAAAAAGGCAGAATTTATTCATACTGATTTATAAATAGTATTGCCATACAAAGATTTTTACAAAAATCAATAATATTTATGTAGTAAATAAAACAACTTATAAAAAAACAAACAAATAATGGCAACATCAAATAAAGTTTTCGTTTCACCTGGAGTATACACTTCAGAACGTGACTTATCATTTGTAGCACAAAGCGTAGGTGTTACAACGTTAGGTATTGTAGGAGAAACTTTGAAGGGTCCGGCTTTTGAGCCAATCTTCGTTTCAAGTTTCGATGAATTCTCAGCAATTTTCGGTGGTACATCACCTGAAAAATTTGTAGATACACAAATACCAAAATACGAAGCGGCGTATATCGCTAAATCATATTTATCACAATCAAACCAATTATTCGTATCAAGAGTACTTGGTTTATCAGGATATGATGCGGGACCATCTTGGTCTATTAGTACTGTAGCTAACGTAAGCGGTGGCTCTGTTACACAAAATGCAGTTCAATCATCTGTGATTGTTACTTTTACAGGTACAACAGGTGGTACATCAACAATTTCATTTGGTTCTTTCACCTCGGCTATATTCAATAGTGATTTAAATACACAGTTCACATTATCGGATGGAACTACATCAACAATTCAAGATGAGTTGAAATCATTTGTTAGTGGTGTTATGTCAACTAACTCAACAAGTGCTACAACATCTTATGTGTTTGGTACAATACCTGATGCACACTATAACTTATTAACAGGTGGTGGATATACAGTATTAACAAATGTATATAGTGTACCTAGTTTAAAAGATGGTAATACTGATTATTCAAGTAGAGATAATGACGCTTGGTATTACTCACAGTTTGACCCAACATCAGGTAATGGTTATTCAGGTTATTCATTTGAATCAAGAATCAATACTATGACAACAGGTTCAACTGTAGGTTCTTTCTCTGGTTCAGTTCAGTTATCGGCTTTCACACAAATAGGAACCGCGTTTACAAACTACAATGATGTTGTAATAGCTACTCTTCGTTCAAGAGGTGTTTCAAATTACTCAACTTCAACAAACCCAGTATATCAAGTAACAGGAACTACAAATGTTGTTTTAGATTTTAATGGTGTATATAGTGGAGCATCAATGAGTCCATATTCACCATTTGGTGTTTCAGGTGTAACATACGAAGGAGATACATTTGAATTTAAAGTTTCTATGGATTCAACAGATTCTAATTATATTTCAAAAGTATTTGGTCAATCTAATTTTGGAAAACCAAGTAACGAAGTACCATTGTTTGTTGAAGAACAATTTAACAATTTATTAAACTACTCATATAAGAAAGGATATATTAGAGGTATCAGTTCATCTGCAACCGCATTACCATCAGCACAAGATGATAACGGATTAAATCGTTCTATCGGTTGGTATTTAGAACAATATCAAACACCTCAAACACCATATGTGGTTTCAGAATTGAGAGGTAATAAAGTTTATAAATTATTTAAATTTATCTTAATTTCTGATGGTAATGACGCTAACCAAGAAGTTAAAATATCAATATTGAATATATCATTTAATAATGGAACTTTTGATGTTGGAATTAGAGCATACAACGACACAGATGCAAACCCTGTTTACTTAGAAAAATTCACAAACTGTTCTTTGAATCCAAATTCAAATAGCTATGTTGGTGTTAAAATTGGAACAAGTGATGGTGAATACGCTGTTAGGTCTAAATATGTAATGTTAGAAATGAGTAATGAAGCACCTGAAAACGCATTACCATGTGGATTTGAAGGTTACTTAATGAGAAATTATTATGGTTCAGTTACTCCATTCCCAGTATACAAAACTAAATATGATGTTGCGGGTGAGGTTATTTTCCAACCACCAATGTCATCGGTTCAAAGAAGTTCAGGTGATAAAATCAATAGAACATTCTTAGGTCTTTCTGATACTGTTGGATACGACCCTGAATATTATGATTATAAAGGAAAACAAAATCCTTCAAACTTATCAACAACAACTACATCAAGTGATTGGGACTTCTTGTCTAAAGGTTTCCATATGGATTCAGGAGCAACTGTTGTAACAATTTCATCTTCTTATAGTACTTCAGGTACTTCAGCATTTGAAGTTGGTAACGCATCATTTGGTCCAACTGACCCAACTGACCCAACAAATCCTTACTACAGAATACAATCAAGAAAATTCACATTGTTTGCTCGTGGTGGATTTGACGGATGGGACATTTATAGAAAATACAGAACAAATGGTGATAACTATGTATTAGGTGGTTCAGGTTATTTAAGAGGAGCAGCACCATCAACACAATTCCCAACCGCAACTGGATGGGGAGCGTTCAAACAAATCACTGTTGAAGGTAACACTACTGAATGGGCAAACACTGACTACTACGCATACTTGTTAGGTCAACAAACATTCGCTAATCCTGAAGCTACAAACATTAACGTATTTGTAACACCTGGTATTGACTTTGTTAACAACTCAAACTTGGTTGAAGATGCTATTGATATGATTGAAACTCAAAGAGCAGATTCATTATACGTAATGACTTGTCCTGATTATAATATGTTTGTAGATACAACTACAACACCAGCAACTGATTTAATTTATCCAACTGAAGCAGTTGATAATTTAGATACAGTAGGAATTGACTCTAACTACACAGCAACTTACTACCCTTGGGTATTAACAAGAGACACTGTTAATAATACACAAATTTATCTTCCACCAACTGCTGAAGTTTGTAGAAACTTGGCGTTGACTGATAACATTTCATTCCCTTGGTTCGCATCTGCGGGTTACACAAGAGGTATTGTAAATTCAGTTAAAGCACGTAAGAAACTTACACAGGACGATAGAGATACTTTATATCAAGGTAGAATCAATCCAATCGCAACATTCTCAGATGTTGGAACATTAATTTGGGGTAACAAAACTACACAAGTTGCTGAATCAGCTCTTGATAGAATCAACGTAAGAAGATTGTTGTTACAAGCACGTAAATTGATTTCAGCAGTGGCGGTTAGATTGTTGTTTGAACAAAATGATGATAAAGTTAGACAAGATTTCTTAGACGCTGTTAATCCAATTTTGGATTCAATTAGAAGAGATAGAGGTTTAATTGACTTTAGAGTTGTTGTAACAAACACACCTGAAGATTTGGATAGAAAATACAATGACAGGTAAAATTTACCTTAAACCAACAAAAGCTCTTGAATTTATTGATATTGAATTCTTGATAACACCAACAGGAGCTTCATTTGAAAATATCTAAAAATAAACATGGGAGGAGAAATAAAACTCTCCTCCCTTATTATTTATATATAAAACTATGGAATTCACAAAAAAAATATTAATGGAAAGTTTGGAAGTACCAACTAATGGTAAAAAAACTTATTCTGAAAAACCACAAAACATTATTTTAACTGAATCACAGTTAGAATCTATTATTGCAAAATTGTCAAAAGAAAAAAAATAATGAATTTAAAAAAATCAATTAGAAAGCACTTGTTAGAAATGGTAAATGAGGGTATGGACCCATCAGGTTTACCCGACCACAAATATTATGCTTTTGATTGGGATGACAATGTAATGAACATGCCAACAAAAATTATGGTATTAGATGACCAAGATAATGAAATTGGTATGTCAACAGATGATTTTGCTGAACACAGACACGACTTGGGTAAAAAACCATTTATTTATAATGGAAAAACCATTGTTGGTTTTGCATCTAATCCTTTTAGAAATTTTAGAGGTGAAGGTGAAAAACAATTTTTAATTGACGTAATGTCTGCAAGTCTTGGACCATCATGGGACGATTTTGTTGAGTGTATTAATGGTGGGTCAGTATTTGCAATCATCACAGCTCGTGGTCATAATCCAATGATTTTAAAACAAGCGGTTTATAAACTCATCAAAAATAATGTGAGTGGTTTAGACCAAGAAAAATTGGTAGAATCATTAAAAAAATATCGTGATTTTACAGGAGAAGACATTAAAGATGATGATACGATGATTAAAGAATATTTGGACATGTGTCGTTTTCACCCTGTATCATTTGGAACTGGTTCTGAAGCCAATCCTGAAGAAGGAAAGATAAATGCGTTAAGAGAATTTATCAGTTATTGCAAGGAACTCGCAAACATGGTGGGTGGTAAAGTATTGTTCAAAAATGATGTGTCCAATAATTTTGTGGTACCTTCAATAGGTTTTTCAGATGACGATGAAAGAAATGTGGAAAAAGTTAAAGAATTCTTAAATAAAGAATTTGGACTAGAGCATCCAGTTACTACTTATTTAACTAAATCACAAACTAAAACAAAATATTAATATTTAATATAAATTAATAA